TTGACAAGCCTTACGGCCTGCAACCGATCAATTTGATCGGCGGTCAGGTGTTTGCCGGCGCGACTCGCCAGATCCCCATTACTTCCGGCTCGGCCACTAACATCTTCTTTGGTGATGTGGTCAAACTGGGCAGCGATGGCACTCTGTCGAAAGACGTTGGCACCGACGCCGCCACCCCGGTTGGTGTTTTCATGGGCTGCTCGTACACCGACGCCACTTTTGGCAAAGTGTTCCGGCAGTATTACCCTGCAAGCACCGTTGCTTCCGACATCATGGCTTATGTCGAGGATGATCCCAGCGCGCTGTTCAAGGTTGCTGTGGTATCGGCCACGACCACTATTAGCTATGTGAACCGCACCTCTGTTGGCAACAACGCTGTGCTGGTTCAGAACGCGGGAAGCACCACCAACGGCAACTCCAAAGTCGCCGTCAGTTCCACGACTAATACCACCAGCACTTGGCCGGTTCGTATTATCGACGTGGTTCCCGAAACAGCGTTTGCTGGATACCCTGGCTCATACACTGAAGTAATTGTGAAGTGGAACGCCGGTATGCACCAGTACGACAACCCGACTGGCGTATAAGGAGTAGATCATGGCAATTTCACGCGCACAGCTACTCAAAGAGCTGCTTCCTGGCTTGAACGCTTTGTTTGGTATGGAGTACAAGACCTACGGCGAAGAGCATAAGGAAATCTTCGAGACTGAAACCTCCGAACGTTCGTTTGAAGAGGAAACCAAACTGTCTGGCTTCTCCGCCGCTCCGGTGAAGAACGAGGGCAGTGCGATTGCCTACGATAACGGCCAGGAGGCATGGACCGCACGCTACAACCACGAAACCATCGCGCTGGGTTTCAGCCTGACGGAAGAGGCCATTGAGGACAACCTCTATGACACTCTGTCGAGCCGTTACACCAAAGCCTTGGCCCGTGCTATGGCGTACACCAAGCAGACCAAAGCGGCTGCTGTTCTGAACAACGGCTTCTCATCGTCTTACAAAGGCGGTGACGGAGTTGAGCTGTTCTCGACGGCACACCCGCTGGTGTCGGGCGCCAACAACTCCAACGAGCCTTCGACGGCTGCGGACCTGAATGAAACCTCCCTTGAGGCGGCAGTTATTCAGATCGCTGGCTGGACGGATGAGCGTGGTCTGCTGATCGCTGCCAAGCCCCGTAAGCTTGTTGTTCCCCCGTCGTTGATGTTCGTTGCAACCCGCCTGCTTGAAACTGAGCTGCGTGTAGCTACTGCTGACAACGACGTTAACGCTCTGAAGTCCATGGGTTCCATTCCTGAAGGTTATACGGTCAATCACTTCTTGACCGATACCAACGCTTGGTTCCTGACCACTGATGTTCCTAACGGGCTTAAGCATTTTGTGCGTACGCCTCTGCAGACTTCAATGGATGCGGATTTCGATACAGGGAATGCTCGCTACAAGAGCCGCGAGCGCTACAGCTTCGGGGTCTCTGATCCGTTGGGTATTTACGGATCGCCTGGGGCTTAAGTGCTTGTAAACTAAGGAGTTTTTCTTAGTTGGAGAGGCCCCCTTGCGGGGCCTTTTCTTTTGTTATATCATTCCCCGTGTCAAAACTCATGGGGGTAAAAATGGAGTATCCGAAAACTCGTTCTGAAGCGAAAGCTACAGGTGCTACGCATTACTTCACAGGTTTGCCGTGTGTTCGTGGGCACATTGCTTTGCGCAAAACTAAAGGGTCATGTGTTGAGTGCATGAAGGAAGACTGGCAGATTGATAACGAACGCCGTAAGCAGTTACCTAAATCTGAAGCGGCTAAGGAAGCTGGGCGTAGGTACTACGCAAAAAACAAAGAGCTTGTGAAAGCTAGAGCTAGCCACAGGCCAGCAGAAGAAAAACGTAAGGCGCGGAGAAATTGGGATAAAACTCACGTAGACGAGAAGCGGATCAACACAAGTAACCGTAAGCGCCGTCATCGTATGGCAACGCCAAAATGGGTCACCGATGCGCAGAAGCGCCAAATGAAACAGCTGTATCTCCTCGCCCGCAAACTTACGCAGACCACTGGCGTGCGATATGTGGTGGATCACATAATCCCTCTGCGTGGTGAAAATTGTTGTGGGCTTCACGTGCCATGGAACCTGCAAGTCATTACGCAAGATGAAAACTTGCGCAAGTCCAATAAGCTTGTTGACACCCCCTCCACAACCTGATACAACATCGTTATCCCAGGGTCAACCTGCGTACCAGACAGTCCTGGCTGACGGCATACAGACTGGTGCGCACACTTAGTATGCGAGGATCGAATGGCTAATACCACCTTCTCCGGCCCGGTGCGGTCACAGAACGGATTTCAAACCGTATCTATTAATTCTTCAACTGGCGCAGTTACTGTAGCTGCGGTGTCGCTTGGTGCCTCTGGTATCGTAGCTACCCCCGTGTCGCTGGCTGATGGTAATGCTTCTTTGACTGCTGCAACGAACGGTGGTGGTGTTGTTAATATCGTGCCCAACGGCACCCAAGACAATACTTACACTCTCCCCGCGCCTGTTGCTGGTACGTCTTTCACGTTTGTGTATGGCGGTGGTGCAGCGGATGCCACGGACTTCATCATCAACACGGGCTCAAACACCAATTACTTTATTGGTGGTGTGATGTTTAATGACACCGATGATGGTGCTGCTTCGGTTGTGTTCTCTGACGGTAACTCCAACAGCAAGCTTCAAGTCAATGTACCTGCTGCTGCCCAGATCACTGTAGTTGCGTTAAACAGTACGAACTGGCAAGTTTGGGGTATCGTGGCTGGTGCAACTGCTCCTGCGTTTGCTGACCAGTAATAGGGGGCCGACATGGCGACCCAGCAATATGATGTATGGTCCGTATCGCCAAAAGCAGATGCGGACTTTTACGTAACGTCAGTAACCCCTAGTGGATCTGGAGCGTTGGCTCTTGTAGCAAACACTCCTGGCATTAATGGATACGGCTATAAAGTATCTATTACATCAGTAGCTGACGAGACTGCCAAAAACTTCACAATCACTGGAATCCCGGTTGGTTCAACCGAAACCGTGACTGAGGTTGTTGCTGGCGGTAACAACACTACGGTGTATTCCACTAGGTACTACGCTACAGTTACAAGTATCACGGTCAGTGCAGCAACGGCTGGCGCAATTACAATTGGGTATGGTGGCAGTCTAGCTCTACCCAGGTGTCGTATTAAAGGTGTGTATTACGTTGGGGCAGCAAGTGCCGGAAGCATCTCTATTAGTGATGCGAATTCAGGTCCTCTGCCTCCTCGTCTATACATGGATACACCTGGGCTGGCAACTGCATCTAGCAGTCTTTATATGGCTGCTGAAGGTATTTTGGTTGGCCAGGGTAATAACGGATATGCAATTGTCACCTTGGATCAAGTTGCCAAAGTGACGTTTATTTGCGGGTAAACCGTGAGCAAATCCAAGGGCATGGGTATAGCCACTTCAGTGAAGTCGGGCAACTTCCGTCCGACTAAACAAGGGGCTGGCATGACGGAAAAAGGTGTAAAAGCCTTCCGTCGTGCAAACCCAGGCTCAAAACTTCAGACCGCAGTGACTGAGGATAATCCAACAGGAGATCGCGCAAAGCGTCGTAAGTCGTTTTGTGCGCGTTCTGCTGGGCAGATGAAACAATTCCCAGAAGCTGCAAAAGATCCAAACAGCCGACTGCGGCAAGCTAGGAAACGGTGGAAGTGCTGAAATGGACCACGTATGGAACCTGTTGCTTACAGGCGGCGTTGGCATTTTGGGTTATTTGTTACGAGAGAAGTCTGCAGAACTTACTCGCATTCAGATTCTTCTCAATCGTACCCGAGAAGAAATAGCCAAAGAATACGTGACAAAAGCTGAAGTGCATGCTGACATTAATCGAGTTTTAGACCGATTAGATAGATTGGAAAGCAAGTTAGACCGATTTATAGAGGCTCATCGTGCCAAGTCAAACTAAGCGTCAACACAACTTTATGGCAGCGGTAGCTAACAATCCCGCCTTCGCCAAGCGCGTGGGTGTTCCTGCGTCCGTAGGACGTGAGTTCATGAAGGCCGATAAAGGCCGTAAATTTAAAGAAGGTGGTG